ATCGTTTAACTATTTTTGATAGTGCCACATTAGGTGCTGGCCAGCTTATCTATAAAGCTCATTTACGCACATACAAGGTAAAAGGCTTACGTAGTCTTATTGCTGCTGGTGGGCGAATGTATGACGCTTTGGTTGAGCAAATCAATCAAATCCGTTTATGGCAATCTAACGAAGGCCTGACACTGATGGATGCTGAAGATACTTATGAGGCCCATCAATATAGTTTTTCTGGGCTTGATAATATTCTGATGCAGTTTGGCCAGCAAATTGCTGGGGCCTTAGGTATCCCTTTAGTTCGCTTATTTGGTCAGTCGCCAGCCGGTTTTAATGCTACAGGTGAATCTGACTTATCGAACTATTACGACAATATCAATCAGCAACAAGAAGGCCGTATGCGTACGCCGTTGCATAAACTGCTTGAAATTGTTTCTCGGTCAAAGTTGGGTAAACCTTTACCTAGCTCTTTTAAATTTGATTTTGCCTCATTGTGGCAGATCGATGACGAGAAAAAAGCAGAGATTGCGGCTAAAGTTGCTGAGGCAGTTACTAAGGTTGAAGAGGCTGGAATCATCTCGCGTCAAACGGCGTTAAAAGAATTACGTCAATCAAGCGAGTCTACTGGAATCTTCTCACATATTTCTGACGAGGAAATTAACCAGGCTGAAGATGATCCACCGCCGCCAAATGAAGGTTATGACGATGAAGAGTCAAATAAGTCGGATATCACCGCATCTGGCGAGGAAGACCGAGATACGGTACAGCCAGCAGCTTAGAAAAATTGCGGGATACATTGATACGATCGTTAAAGGCTTTGATGTAAATGATCCAAAGTCATACCCACTAATGATTGCGTCATTAAACGAGTATGCCAACACGCTTCAGTTTTGGGCGCAAAATGCAGCTGGTCGAATCATTACTGATGTAGCACTACGGGATGAGAAAACTTGGCTCATTTATGCAAAGGATCTATCTCGAGGTGTACGTGAACAAATCCGTAATACTGATACGGGAGCTGTATATCAGCAGCTTTTAAATGATCAAGTAAGGCTTATAAAGTCATTACCGTTAGATGCAGCTCAGCGTATTCATGACCTGTCTACTCGATCGCTAATTGAAGGCAACCGTTCAAGTGAGATTGCTGGCTTGATTATGGCAACTGGCCATGTGACAAGATCCAGAGCAAATACAATTGCACGTACTGAAGTAAGTCGTGCTTCATGCGTATTTACTCAAGCTAGAGCCGAGAATCTTGGATCCGAAGGCTATATCTGGCGGACCAGTGAAGATGGAGATGTTCGGCCAAGTCATAAGGCAATGAATGGAAAATTTGTTGCTTGGAATAGTCCACCAACTTTGGATAATTTAAAAGGTCATGCCGGGTGCTTGCCAAACTGCCGTTGTTATCCAGAGCCAGTCATTCCAGAAATTTAGGCTTTGTTGCCTAAATCTAAATTACTGCTATATTTAAATCTTTTAATACTTTAGGAAAATTTTAATGAGTAATATTAAAGCTGGTGATGTGGTAAAGCTCCAATCTGGTGGAATCCCAATGACAGTCGAAAAAATCCGTAAAGATAATGGCAAAGCAGTTTGTGTTTGGATAATTGACGGTGAAGTCAAATCATATGACTTTGCAGTTGAAGCCTTAGTTGTATCAAACTAAAAATACCAAATGTAAAAAGCCACCTTCGGGTGGTTTTTTAATGCCTGCAAAAAAAGGTGATCCATGTTTAAAAAGAAACATAAATCAAAGGCCACGGTAGATAGATCTAATTTCTACACTACTGGCCAACTTGGTAGAACACGGGAAACAACGCCTGAAGGCTATTTGCTTTGCCGAGATGTTCCATTAGCTCGGATTGGTAAATTGCTTTATGCCGATGGTGAAGTGCCAGTTACTGCTGACAACTCCGGTCTAATCATCATTGAACGTGGTGAAGATGTTTTATTTGATCCACGTACGATCGCCAGTTTTGAAGGTAAGCCTGTCACTAATGATCATCCAAAGGGTTGGGTAACCCCGGAGAATTGGAAGAAACTTTCCAACGGAACTGCACATGATGTACGCCGTGGTGAAGATGAAGATTCTGATTGTTTAGTAGCGGATCTGCTCATTACAGACAAAGACATGATTGATGCTGTGATGAAAGGAAAAGTTGAGATTTCTCTAGGGTATGACGCTGATTACACGGAAATTAGCGTAGGCAAGGGGATTCAAACAAATATTTTTGGTAATCACATTGCTCTGGTTAAAAAGGGGCGTTGTGGGTCGCGTTGTAAAATTGGAGATAGTTTTATGCCTAAACAGAGTAAAGGCTGGCTGGAAAGCTTGCGCAAAGCTAAACGTACAATTGATGAGGCTTTGGAAAAAGCCAAGAGCACTGATGAGGAGGATGTCGAAACCGAAGATGACGATGAGGATGATGACGGCAAAACAACTGATGCTGCAATCAATCGTGAACTTTTAAAAACCCTCAAAACAGTTCAAACAACAGTCCAAACATTTGATGAGCGACTCTCAAATCTGGAAAAGAAAAAAACCAAAGATTCTGAATCGGAAACTGAAGATGATGATGAAGAAGATGGTAAGGGTAAAGAAACCGAAGACGATATTTTGGAAGCTGAACAAGCTCAAAAACTATCTGAACAAGGTATTCAAAATCACACCGGTGATTCGCTTCAAGAAGTTTTATCACGTGCAGAAGTTTTAGTGCCTGGCTTTAAAATGCCAACTTTCGATAGTGCCAATAATGGCCTAGCTGTCTTAAATACTAAACGCAATGTATTAAAGCAGGCTTATGCTACGGAAGATGGCCAAAAAGCCTTGAAGCCGTTTGTAGGTGCTACTCCGAACTTTGACACTATGCCAGCCTATACAGTCGATGCTGCATTTATTGGGGCATCGGAACTCATCAAACAACAAAATAACGCTGCTGGGGTGCGTTCAGGCATTTCTACCCGTGATTTTGGTCGTGCGCCACTTACACCTGCAGAAATTAACAAACGTAACCGCGAACACTGGGCAAACAAAGGAAATTAATAAATGGGTAATGCATATCTATATCGTATGCCTTCAGGCATTCCAGGTGATATTTCCACCATGGCCAGAAAATCAGCTTTGGGTTTGGCAAAGGTATTACGCGCTTTATTTAAAGTATTTGCACTCACCCCTATTGGCCGGGCCATTGCTTTAATTGGTCTACTCACTACTGCTATCGGATGGTTGATCAAAGACTTTAATAAGTGGAAAAGCGGAGCTGATTCATTTTTACCATGGGCTAAGTGGTCGAAAAGTATTGATCGCATTATGGATAAAATTCGCAGTTTCCTTGACTTACTAGGTGATGTTAAAGACAAGGTGGTCAACTTTGTTCAAAAAATCATTTCAGATCCAGTTGAGGCCGTAAATGAAGTTGTAGATACGGCAAAAGATACTTTAAAAACTAAAGATAGTGGAGAGCCAAGCCAGCCAGTTAAAACTATAAATGAAGTCAGTAAAAACATTGTTGATGGTGCTAATAACATTGTTGATAAAGTTCTTGATGTCGGCGCAACCACTGTTACCGCACTGGCTGACAGTGTTAGATCGATTACCCAAAAAGGTGTTGAGGCTGTGATGGGTGTTGGTAAGTCGGTTGATCAGACAGTGAGGGAGAGTTTTGCTGTTGGTAGACCTCAAATTGGAAAAGACAAAAATAGCAACAGACTTGCTGTTTATAATGCATTTATCAATGCGGGTTTTTCCAAAAATCAAGCCTTAGCCTTGACAGCAGAGGTTGGGCGAGAAAATGAGTACAATCTAAATACAATGTTTGGCACGCATACTGATTTAGGTAACGCTAAAACTAATCTTGGTTTTTTTAGCTGGCAAGGTGCACGAAAAAAAGAACTTGTTAAATTTTTGAAAGACAAAGGGCAGATAGATAGCAAAGGTGAAATTAAGCGAGAGCAAAAATCATTAAATGCGATGGCGGAATTTGCAAAGCATGAAATTGAAACCAAGAAAACCTATAGTAAAACCAAAAACGAGTTTTTATCTAATAAAGGCATAGATCCTGAAAAGGCAGCACCAATATTGGGTAAAAATTATATTGTTTGGGCTTATGGTCAGGATTATGTGAATAAGGGCAAGACAAAGTTTGATTGGAGGGCACATGATCAGCGAAGACGTAAAAATCTGAATGCTATTAAAAAACAAGTCGGTAATTATGATGGTAAGGTGCAAACACCAAAAACATCAGATGCTTTGGCTAAATTTGCGCAAAATGCTAAAGTGCCAACAATTAATAATGTAACTCCATCAGTTGGCAATCCTGATAAATCACAAGTCAATAATGTTAACTCTAAGGCATCAAATTCTAATGTCACAATTCATCAAGAATTCAAAACGGATATGACGATTAATGGTGCTAGAGATCCAGTTGAATCTGCCAACGCCGTCAAGCGTCAGCAGGAAAATTCAATGGTAATTATGGCTAGGAATGCTAAAGGTTTGGTAGCTTAGATTAACGATTTAATTTGAGAGTCAATTGATGCGCAAAGGTCTTTTTTAGTTCTTTCTGGTAAATTTTCTATTTCTACGAATGCTTGATTTACTTGATTTTCTGATGGGTCTATTTCTTCTCCACTTACTTTGCACTTGTCCTGATCTCGCAAATAAAGGGTATTTAGATTTTTTGCATAGGTTGAATTTTCGCTTTTTCCGCAAAAACTCCCTGCTGCAAACAATCTAGCATATCTCGCTTGTAGATCTGGAATTTGACATGAGGATTTTGGTTGAGGTAATTCAGCCCAAGCCCCACTGCTAATCAAAAATGTAAGAAGGATTAGTTTTTTCATTTTTTAAATTCCTATGTAACGGAGCATCAAATGCAAATGACTTGTAATTAACTTTCTTATAATAAACTAGAATTCCTTTAATTTTTTGGCACATATCTATTCATCTTACTGAAGCATGTAAGTTTCTAAGTGATAGTGAGTTTCAGACCTCCTTTGGGAGGTTTTTTAATGGGTGAAAAATGGCAATCTCAACAATTTTAAATACTGCGCTTGGAACATTGGCATCATCACCGCTAACTGAAAAGGTCGGATCATTATTGCTTGCTGGCCGTGGTCGCACAATTATGGGGTTGTTTGCCGATGTAACAATTGAGGAAAAGCATAAAGATGAATTGGTAATTACAGACCATCCAACTGAAGTAGGTTCCCCTATGTCTGATCATGCATATAAAGAGCCCCCAGAGGTAACTATAAAAGTGGGTTGGTCTGAAAGTGCAGGAAAACTCAATGGAATGGTTGGTGATTCGATCTTGTCTGAAACTACTGGTCTTGTCACAATTTATGAAACATTGCAGCAACTGCAAGATTCAAAAGTCTTATTGGTCATTTCGACTGGTAAACGACTTTATACAAATATGCTGATCAAGTCACTAGGTTGCACGACAGATCTACAAACTGAAAATGTATTAATGATTGAAATGACGCTAAAAAAAGTCTTTATGGTCCAGTCTTCTGAAACCATTGTGCTTTTAGATAATCAGGCAAACCCAGCAGTAACCGCAGGTGTCTCGAATGGCGGAACGGTTCAACCAAAACAAGTGAATGAATCTGTTTTAAGCAAATTAGCGACAGGGATATTTGGTGGATGAAATGGCTTTATATGAAATACCACTAAGTACTGGTAATCAGAAGTTTAGCGTTCAGCTCAATAAGATCAGTTACAAGCTACAACTTATTTATCGTATTGATACTTGGTTTTTGGACATTATGGATAGTTCTGAAAATGAAATTATTTCGGGGCTAGCAATGAATTCTGGTATTGATTTACTTGAACAACATCAATACTTAATCAAAGGTTCAATGTTTGTGATCAATAACAATAAAGATGAGTTGCAAGGATTTTATGATTTGGGTTCAAAAATCCAATTGTATTGGAGGGATCCTGAATGACATTACAATGGGAACGCAAATGCAAATTGACAGTTCAAATTAACAATGGTCAGCCTGATGCTTTGGATTTATCTGACTTTAGGATTGTATTTCATGTTGGTCAGGCAACAACATCAACCCCTAAAGCCGCTGAGTTCTATATTTATAATATGAGCGAATCAACAATGAATCGCTTGGCTGGTGTGAATAACGAGCGTATCGACACCACTGTAATCTTAGAGTGTGGATATTTACTTGGGCCAATGGAGGTAGTATTTAAAGGTCGAGTATTTCAGTTTCGCCGCGGACGTGATAACCCTACTGATACATGGTTATGCATTCTTGCCCAATCGGGCGACAAGCTAAAAAGCACAGCTTTGGTGAATCAATGTATACCAGCAGGTACTACAATTAATGATTCTGGGAAAATATTGATTGCGGAAGCTAATAAACAGGGTGTGGAAAGTGGTGATCTTGTTGAATTGAGGCAACAACAATACCCGCGTGGCCGTGTGTTTTTTGGATCGCTTGAGCAGAATCTCAGACAATTTTATGAAGAAAATAACATGCTGATAGACTTCTCAGATGACACATTAAGCATGGTACCAGTAGCAAGTTACATTCCCGTACCAGTTCAAATACTGACTTCTAAAACAGGTATGGTTGGTATGCCGCAACTCACTAGTGAGGGTTTAAAAGTTACATGCTTACTTAATCCTAAAATGAAATGGGGTGGGCGAGTTCAGGTTGATATGACTAATCTTCAAACTGAGGGGTTTGATATTTCCTATGGAGGGCAAAAAGTTGACCAAGCTCAAAAAGATCCAAAAATGGCCACCAATGCAGGTGGCCTTTTTCTTATACGCTCTGTTGAACATTACGGAGATACAAGAGGAAATGACTGGTACACCTACCTAGTATGCATTGGCATAGATACTATGGTACCTAAATCTGGAATCACGATTGAATCGGTCGATGAAAATTGGCGACCATCAGGGGGTATCAATGGCACTCAGTCTTAATGAACTTTCACCTGATCAGCTCTCTATTATTCAAGATGCTATTCGCTCTGAATTGGCAAACCTATGGACAGCTTTGCCCTGTGAAGTAGATAGCTATAATCCTGATGAAGTAACCGTCAATGTCCAGCCGCTCATCAAAATTCCAATTCGCACAGAATCTGGTGATATTGAAACTGTGGAACTTCCAGTCATTCAAGATGTGCCGGTAATGTTTCCATGCGCTGGTGGTTTTACTATTACTCATCCAATCAATAAAGGTGATGAATGTCTGGTGTCATTTGCAGACCGTAATATTGATTTGTGGTGGCAATCGGGTGGTATTCAAAACCCTTTTGATATGCGTAAACACGATTTGTCTGATGGTTTTGCATTTTTCAAGCCTCAATCTCAAGCCAAAAAGATCAGCGATATCTCTTCGGAAAATCTTGAAATCCGCAATGATGCTAATACATGTAAGATTCAAATCACGCCAGGTGGAGAAATACATTTTATTGGCACAAAGTCGGTGTTTCACCATCCTGTCGAGATGCAACAGACTTTGCAAGTTGCTGGTGAATCAACTATGCAAAGTGGTATGACGGTTTTGGGTAAATCTGAATTATCAGGCGGGGCAAAAATTGACGGTATTGAGTTTAAAACTCATAAACATGGCGATGTTCAAAGTGGTGGATCTGATACTGGAAATCCAAAATAATCTAATCACATTGTGAGGGGTAGCCGAAAGGCTACTTTTTTTATGCGTTATAGAAAACAAGATGATATGGGTGATTACAGCTTTGGCTCTGGACTTAATGATTTTCATATTGATAGTGCTGAAGCTATTGCTCAAGCAATTGACACACGTTTAAAGCTATGGATTGGCGAGTGGTTTGCTGATACATCCGATGGGACGGGATGGTCACAAGCAATACTAGGCAAACAATCCAAGAGTTTATATGAGCTAACTTTGCGCCAACGTGTTTTAGAAACTTATGGCGTTGTAAGTATTGAGTCATTTCAAAGTTTACTAGACTCGGATGTACGCCGTTTAAAGGTATCAATGATTGTGAATACGGTTTTTGGAAAAACAACATTAACAGGGGCGTATGATTAATGGCACTTACTACAGTTGCACCCGTTATTGATGAAAGCGGAATTACAGCACCAACTTATGACCAAGTTCTTTTATATCTAAAAGATAAATACAGAAGCATTTATGGTAATGATGTTTACCTTGAAAATGATAGTTTAGATGGACAATTTCTAGGTATCTTGTCGCTTGTGATTTCTGATGTGAATGCTGTGTGCGTAAAAACTTATAACTCATTTAATCCTAAAACTGCGAATACCGATGCATTAACTCGCAATGTTAAAATCAATGGTATTGCACGTTCATTAGCGACCTATTCTACTGTTGATGTAACTATTACAGGATTGTCTGGCACACTGATCCGGGCGGGCATTGTTGCCGATAAAAATAATAATAAATGGATATTACCACTCAATATCACCATACCACCTTCGGGATTCATTACAGTTTCTGCAACTGCTGAAAAAGCTGGCGCAATATTGGCATCAGCAAATACCATTAAGACTATTTTAACGCCAACTCGTGGCTGGCAAGGTGTAAATAATCAAAATTCATCATCTATTGGCCAAGATGCTGAAACCAATGCGAAGCTTAGACAGCGACAGGCACTATCAGTGGCGATACCTTCTCAGTCGATGCCAGAGGGATTAAGGGGGGCTATTCTTGACCTGCCAAACGTTACTCGTTGCAAGTATTTCGAGAACAAAGAAACAGTCTCCGATGGAAACGGACTGCCGCCTAAATCGTTATGTGTGATTGTTTATGGTGGCGATTCTCAAGCCATTGGAAACTTAATCCAAAAATACAAATCAATGGGTTGTGCGCTTTATGGCAATACAAACGTGACTGTTGTTAATGTTTATGGTGACGCTGAGACAATTTCATTTTATCGACCAGATGTTGTCAATATTACTTTTAAACTGCAAATCACAACATATGAATCATACAGTGCTGATACAGCGGACTCAATTTGTAAACTGCTTGCTGAATATGTCAATGCTTTGGATATTGGCGACAAGATTACTCAAAACAAGTTGTATGGTGCTGCTAACTTATATGGCGCAGAGCAGAGCCAAACTTATGAAGTGTCTTCCATTAAAATTGTGGCCAACGGTGCTGAGCATCTTGGTGACTATATTTTGCCTTTCGGCTGTGTTGCTTTTTGTGATCCTGCGTTGATAGAAATTGAGGTGACTAGTGGATGATAAAACGATTGGTGATTATAAGAAATTAATCACCAGTCAACATCGTTCTAAAACAAAGTTTGTTGCAATGGTTGAAGCAGTCAATTCCCCGTTAGTTGACTGCTTCAATTTTTTGAATAACTTGCACAAACATTACGATGTTGACTCTGCAGACGATCCTTATCTGGAAACTTTAGCACGTTGGACGGGTACCCCGTTAATTATCCCGGGTGCAGCGCAGCTTGAATACTTTGGTTTTATTGACCAAGAGAATGCTCTGACATTTGGTGAAACGGATGATCCAGATGTTGGTGGTTATTTCCGTGAGTCAGGCCAATCTGGCACAGGTGGGTTAATTCCTAAAGGGCAATTTTTGCGAAGTCTGATAAAGGCAAAAATTCTTAAGAACACCAGCACCGGGAACATTGATCAAACCAAAGAAATCTTCAAGCTTGTTCTCAATCATGACAAATTCAAAGTTATTGATAACAAAGATATGTCGGTAACTTTTAAATTTCTGACAAGAGAGTCTTATTCAGAACGGATTCTTGTTCAACTCTTTTTTCCATTGCCTGCGGGTGTTTCACTTATTATTGAGAGCGTGTAAAAATGGCAGTAGATAAACTTCCAGAATTTGCCCGAAACGGGCAAAAAAATACAGATGGTTTAGATCAAGAAGATGGCTTTCCAGTTAATTTAAAACCAGCACGTCAATGGTTTAATTTTCTTTTTAACAAACTTAGTTTAGCTATTAACCAAATTATTGATGAAGATTACATTCGTCATGATGAGCTCATCGACAATTTGACCAGCAGTGATGATAAAAAACCATTAACTGCAAAACAGGGTAAAGTTTTAAATGACAATAAATTAGAAAAAACAGCAAATGCAGTTAGTGCATCTAAATTGCAAACAGCGCGGACCATTAGCTATTCGGGTGCAGCAACTGGTTCATTTAATTATGATGGTTCTGGTAACTCATCATGTATTTTAACTTTGGCAAATTCAGGTGTGGCTGCTGGATCTTATGCTTCAACAATTCAGATTCCGCAGATTTCAGTAAATGCTGCAGGTCAAATTACCGCAATTTCTCAACAAACCATTCGTTCTGCAAGTACAAGCCAAAATGGGATTGTTCAACTTAACGACACATTAACAAGTACAGCAATAGATCAGGCATTAACAGCGAATCAGGGAAAAACACTCAACGATAAACTAAACGCATTAACTGACTATAGTTTGCTTGATAAATTTACCCTCGATTTAACTGCCCTTAACAAAGATACCTACTATCCTGTCACCACTACGATCACGGGCAAACGACGAGTTAGATTTATAATTGATACTCTCTTTTCTTCGTATCAAGCACCGTGGTCTACACATAGCGGTGGTTCATTTTCAGTGTTTGCAGATTGGAATGAGTATCCAGATGCCTGGGGTGGAGATACTGTAGATCGCAATATTAACTCATTCGGATATCTTTGGAGTTCACAATCTCCCATCCTTGGTATAAATCAAATGGGAGCTAGTTCAAATGCGGTATTCTATGCGCGTGGTGGAACAAAATATGATGTTTACGTGGCCAAAGGCTGCACCCCAATTATTCGAACGGCTTCGTATTCAGTAAATGGTGAAACGGTTCAACCGATTGCATATAACGCGGACTATGTACCTATATCCATTCGACAACAGTTGAGTGCAGATAAACTTGATAAAACAGCAACAGCGGTTGCAGCAAAAAAACTTGCAACTGAACAAACATCTTTCACCAATGATTCAGATTTTATTCAGTATTACAAAGATAAATCGACGGCATTTTTTGATAATGGTAGCGGTAAATTTTTCGCGCAGTATGCGGCTGGCTTAGTTTCATCTCAGATGGATGGTGGAACATTTATTATTTCAACTGACATTCTCACGGGTAAAGCAAAACTGATCAGTTGTGTTGTAAGAGCAAACGGAACAATTGATTTTCTGAATAAAAAAGAATTTGCTTTTACAGATTCAGACATATCAGGAAATTCCGCAAGTTCGACCAAACTTAAAAATACTCGGAAAATTTTTGGTCTTGATTTTGATGGAACCAATGATGTTGCAGGCAACATAACTACGACAACGGGTATGGTTGCTTCCGATTCATATCATTACATTGATATGGGTCGTTCTGGTGTTGATCGAATGAATCTTGCAGTTTATGGGGGAATATTCAATTTCATCAATGCACAAAACGGCAATGTCATAGCTCGATTAAATTCCAATGGTATTGACTGCAATGCTGCAACCGCAACCAAACTTCAAAACCAAAGAACAATCAATGGTGTTGCTTTTGACGGCACACAAGACATTACCATTACTGCTGAACAACGCTTAAATGGCGGTATCGGAAACGAATCACAACTGAATGCAGCCTTAACAGCAGGCATATATGTCTGTTCATCCGATAATGGATTGGCTGGAATATACGGCTATGGATTTTTACAAGTCTATAGATCTGGGGGTGTGATATCGCAAGTGTATTATCCGCATTTGACAGGCGGTAGTAATGAAGTCTTTTTTGCTGTTCGGCAATCATGGGATAGTGGTCAATCATGGGGTGGTTGGTATTATTCTGGAAAGAATGCTGCTACAGCAACAAAACTTCAAACCCCTCGCAACATCGCCATTTCAGGTGCAGTTTCTGGCTCTGCTAACTTTGATGGTTCTGGAAATATTACAATCAATACGATCTCAAATAATGCGATTGGTATTGGTCAAACTTGGCAAGATGTAGCATCACAAAGAGCAAACAATACAATTTACGTGAATACAACGGGAAAACCAATTCAAGTTTTCATGTGTGTGAATGTCAGTGGACAGTATGATAACAGCGGAACATTTGCTATTGATAATGTAGTCATGACGATAAGAGATGCAGCCGCATGGAGTCATTTGAGTTTTATTGTGCCGAGTGGCTCTTCATACAAAATATCTGTAGATTCAAGTCAATACAACTTACTATCTTGGACGGAGTTACGCTAATGAAATATTTTAGAAATCAAAAAACTGGTGAAGTCTTTTCATTTGATGACGATTTGATTGAAATGAATGCTGAAGAAGTAGATCGTCACATTAATCCGCAAAAATATCTTTCAGATAAAGAAAAAGAGCAGCTGCGTCTTGCAGAGTTTAAACCCCTTACAAGACGTCAATTTAAGCTTGCGTTACTTCAGTACCAGTTGTTAGAAAAGGTTGAGCAAGCAATTGCAGATATTGAAGATCCAGCGCTAAAAACACGAGTTCAGATCGAATATAACGAATCTGAGAAGTTTGAGCGTGTAAATGATTCTGTCAAATATATGCTAACTCTTTTAGATATTCCTAATGATGAAATCGATGAAATGTGGCGCTATGCACAAGCGTTATAAATTTAAAAAAGAATTATGGCCGCAGTTAGCGGTTTTTTTATTGCCAAAAATCTGGAGTAAGGCATGGAACCAGTCTCAACAAGCGGTTTTACAGCACTATTAAAATTTTATGGAGTTGCAATTGTGGTGGCTTTAGCGGTTGCTTTAGTTGCAGCAGTTGTATTAATGACTCGTATGCCACGCTCACCACAAGAGTGGGCAGTTGGTTTGATTTGTACGGTCGTATCAAGTCTTGCTGGCGGCTCATTCATTATTGTGAAGTGGGGGCTTCATGAATGGGTTACTGATGTATGGGGGATGATTGCACTTGGTGGATTCTTCTTTGTATGTGGATTACCTGGTTGGGCTTTGGTCCGTTGGATCTTTAACTTCATAGATAAACAGGAAGGGAAAACGATCGTTGAAGTGATCAAAGAGTTTAAGAAAGCCAGAAAAGACATCGAAAACAGTTAATACCGCCGAAAGGCGGTTTTTTTATATCTGAAGGAAACTGAAATGAATATCGAACAATATCTTGATGAGCTTATTAAACGTGAGGGCGGATACGTAAACAACCCTGCAGATCGAGGAGGCGCAACTAAATACGGTATTACTGAAGCGGTAGCCCGTGCTAACGGCTATAAGGGCAATATGAAAGATTTACCACTTGAAGTGGCCAAATCAATTTATAAGCAACAATATTGGACAGCTCCACGTTTTGACCAGGTGAATGCCGTTTCTTCTGCAGTAGCTGAAGAGCTTCTAGACACTGGTGTGAATTGTGGTACCGGCTTTGCTAAACCTCTTTTACAACGTGCTTTGAATTTGCTTAATAACCAAGGTAAATCAGGTTGGCCAGATCTTGTGGTCGACGGAATTTATGGTCCAGCTACTTTAAATGCTCTCAAAACTTACCTATCAAAAAGAGGTAAGGAAGGCGAGGCAGTTCTGGTACGTGTTCTCAATATTATGCAAGGACAACGCTACATTGAAATCTGTGAGCGTAATCCAAGCCAAGAACAATTTTTTTACGGTTGGATTGCCAATCGAGTGGTGATTTAAATGACTCAATCAGAAACAGTCACTGAGCTCACGCCATTTTTAGAATACTGGAGTAGCGGTATTTATATGTTTAAGTGCCCCGGGTGTAAATATTTACATCCTTTCCATGTAAAAGAGGGGGCACATCATAATGGTAGTATCTGGAATTTTAATGGTGATGTCGAAAAGCCCACATTTACACCTTCATTACTTGTTAATGACCATTATCCAGCAAGCCGATGCCATCTGTTTTTGACTGATGGGAAAATTCAATTTTTATCTGACTGTCATCATGAGCTTGCTGGCCAAACTGTCGACATGGTGCCAATCGATGTTTAAGATTTTGATGTTATGTATCCTATTATCAGGATGCTCAGCTCATACAATCAATAGTAATGTGAATATAGGCATTTGTGTAAAAGCCCTCTAAGGAGGGCTATTCATCTATAAAATTTACAAACTCATCATAAACTTTTGCTTTTCTTCCTTGGTTTAAAAATTCAATAACTCCCTTCAATTTTTTTGAAAAATCGATATTTACCTCTGATACATCAATTTTATGGATGATATAGTTGACTTTGTAGCCTAAAATTTGAAATTCAGCATCTGGTAAAATCACTTTCCCTTTAAATAAATACTCTTTTTCAAATTCTCCATCACTCTCTTCATGGTCTTTTAATAACCTAAATTGCAGATCATGTGCTGTATATCTATCACCAGATTCTAAATTACATATTACAATTTGATTATTCATTTCATTTGTTTTGGGTAATTTCGAATTAAGGGGTAATTTGAAGTCTAAATTGGTAATACTTGCGGGAAATATAGCATTCATGCTGATATTTATTTCTCTTAAACATGGCGTACCATCTTTATCTATCCAGTCCTCATCATTTTGTTCTCTAACAATTAAAAGTTCGATTCCACAATCTCGAGCTTTTTGTTCAGCCCCTGATTGATAGCCCTTTGTGGTTGCAAAAATACCTACGAGATTGGGGAAGTCACGCAATTTACTTTCTAAAGCATCAATTTTTTCAATCTTTATTTTGCTATTATAGTCTTTACATTCGATTACATTCTTATATATGAATCCTCCCTGTGTAAATTCCCAATAAATATCAAACTCTCGTTTAATACCATTTTTACCTGTTAATATTTTATTGGTCTCAACTTTAATATTTTTTTGCCCACCAAATCCAGTAAACTCAGCTGCCAAAATTGCTTGATAAAGTGTTTGAACAAAATGTTCATAAGGCTTCCCAGTATTTTTTTTCATTAATCACCAACCGTTCCCAAAATAGGAATCATCTGTGGCCCAGCCATCCGAGCCTTACTAATAATTTCGACAAGTTCATCATAAGTTAAATTAAAAGAATCTTCACTATCAAAAACATAGACCATATTTTTACCTTCATATTCAGGTGGTGTTGGAGGTACAAAACGTTTGGGTATAAGTGTTTGGGTTAATTGCTCATCTGTTAGTCGCCTAAAATTCATACTAGTTTCCTCATTGATTATTTAATCGTGCAAATATTTGCTCAAAATTGGTAAAAATAATTAAATGTGAGCAAATCTTTTCTCATTTCGTGATCAGTAGTAGTTCATCCCACTTAAAAGGATTTCTACTAAGTTTGTCGCGGCTCATGCTCCAGTTCCGATTAGGGATAAAGCAGGGGCCTACACCAATCTTTTTCTTTCCAAATTTTGTATGCACATTATCAAGCGCTCTCATCAATTGTTCCTTCTTTTCTATCATTTCAAAATCTGTAAGTAGGTCATAAGTATGGCCAGACTTTGGCTCTAAACATGTCAGCACTACGCCGCACTTCTTATATTTGATTCCTTCTTTATAGATACGGCTTACCATTCTCGTAGCTGCTTTGACAAAATCTACTGCACAGTCAGTAGGCTCAGAGAATGAACCAGTAATCGATTTATTGTAGAACGGTACATTTGGATCGAAAGGATTTGATTGAACGAAAGCAATCATACATCCGCATAGCAGCCCTTCATCACGCAAGCGTTTACATGCATCTTGAGCATACATAGAGATAGCTTCTTTAAGATCCGTTAATTCAGTTACGCGACCACCGAAAGACCGGCTTGCAACTATTTGCTTTTTTGAGGGTGGGGTGTGCTCAATCTCAATGCATGAGATGCCTTGCAGTTCATAGATAGTACGAGCCATAACGATAGAAAATCGTTTTTGCATCTCTCGCGGTTCAGCACAGGCTAAGTCAAGCACCGTATTAATCCCCATGCTCTGCAACTTTTTTGAGTGTTTACGGCCAACGCCCCAAACCTCTGAAACATCGATAAGTGAAAAGTAATATTCTTTATTACACGGATCCATATTCACTAAATCACAAACACTGTTAAAGCCGGGATTCTTTTTAGCAATATGATTTGCAATCTTTGCTTCTGTTTTACTTCTGCCAATACCGACACAGACAGGTAAGCCTAACCACTTCCATATTTGTTGGCGCATTTGCTGACCAACTTTTTCTAAGTCAAAATTCTTTTCATAAGCTGTGAAATCTACAAAGCACTCATCAATCGAGTACGGTTCAACTTCTTCATCTGTAACATACGAAGCAAGGATCGTATGAAAGCGCCGTGACATTTCTGCATACATTGCATAGTTGCTTGAAAGAACGATTACGTTATGTTGCTGAACAATGTCTTTAATTTGAAAAAGCGGCACACCCATTTTTATATTTAAGGATTTTGCCTCGTTACTACGCGCCACGGCGCACCCATCGTTATTTGACAAAACAATAACCGGTCTATCATTCAAAGATGGATCAAAGACTCTCTCACATGAAACGTACATGTTGTTGACGTCTATCAAGAAAAAGACTTTGTTCTCATGCTTCATGATTTTCTTATCATTTTAATGACGCAGGTGACAACGCCCCAGATAAACAACTCTTGGCCTTCTTGTAGATAAATATTTTTATAATCCGGATTTTCAGCTTTTAGCCATTTTCCCTTTTCATCGATCATTAATCGTTTTACGGTAAATTCATTATCGATTAGTGCAACGACAATATCGCCATGCTTTGCATCCAGACTGCGGTCGACAATCAATTCGTCATCAATATCAATGCCTGCGTTAAGCATCGAAAGCGAAGCAACTTTAACAATAAACGTTGAAGTTTCGTTCTTAATTAGGTGCTCATTCATATCGAGCACTTTATCTATGTAATCTTGTGCGGGGCTGGGGAAACCAGCGGAAATCTTTTCAAGTGCGTAGGGGATAAGCATGTGAGTTGATGGTACAACTTGCTTAAATGATAAAGCCTCAGATAAAACAATACTTTGTGTGAGGTACGGTTTTATCTCGATAATGGATGGTGCAATTTCGCTCATAGAATATCCTCCAGCTTGAATTTGTAACATATTCAAGATGATATTCTAGAGATGAGCACAAATTCAAATTTAAAAAGCTGTGGATAAACAATTAGAAGTCAAAAATTGACGTTCCTTATTGTGCATTTGGTCGGAAATTCTTCAGTTCTGATCGAGGTTGAGCGGTGAATTCATCAATTGGCATATCTAGGAAAAAGTCCTTTGCTTCCTCATGCTTACAGTGAAGCCACTCTTCCCTTAATTCAGGTGGAATAACAATAATAGAGCGCTTTTCATCAGTAGTCGCGTGGAATTGCTTCATGAAAGGGTGGTGGTCAGAATTAATGGTGAGCATGCTCATAGATCTGATTTCTTCGCCGTTCACTACAGCATATTCATAAATACCAGCAATAGTAAAAGGCATATCATCTTTACGATAAATACCCCACCACTCAGGTTTATTATTTATGTACTTAGGCTCAAAGATAACATCAGCAGGGATTAAACAGAACTGGTTTTTCCTCCATGCATTACGAAAGCTGGGTTTTTCGTGAACTGTCTCAGTTCTTGCATTATAAGTATTGTGGACCTTTTTAAGATCTTTAACCCAAGGGGCTACTAGACCAAAACGAGCTAAACGCCATTCCATTTGCTCTTTTTTAGAGAATAAAAGGGGAGCTTCATAGTTAGGGTATATGTGAGATTTATATTCAAAAGTTGGCTCAAACAGATCCAGCAAGTGAATTCTATCTTTTGCGATTGGTTCGTAGTTTGAGCACATAATCAATTCTCTAAATTTACTGATTCTTGAAAAATAAATTATAAAGGTAAATAAAATATAACTATTTGTTTAATAGGTAATAAATTTCACCCAAAATATCTATAAATTTTTTATGAAAATCTCCATAAGCTTTGTTGAATTCAATAATATTTACTTTAAAACTAGGAATATCATTATTTTCAAAATCATTATGAAGATGATCAAGTCTACTAATCATAGTTTTAAATGAATTATTGAAATCATCTTTGTTATTATTTCCTCCATGAATTATAAAATAGTTTCTTTCAAATCTAAAATCGTGAAATAAGGCGATTGTACTAAATCTCTTGTTTGTAATATCTTCTAATGCTAATTCATAATTATATAAAACATCTTTGAATTCTTTAACAGGTATTCCTTTATCTTCCTTATCTTTAATATAAGCTTCACAGTCTAAAAAACAACCTCTTTGCATATCAATATTTTTTAATAAATTGTGTGATGCTTGTCTAAAACGCTCTATATCATTTTTAATTATGTTGAATCTGAAAGTGTCTTTCCATGAAAATAAGCTATAAGCAACGAAAGCTGAACCAATAAGGGTTGCTAAAATTGATGCATAGTCTTTAAATTCAATAAACTCTAAGCAATAAAGAATGGAGCAAACTTTATTGTAAAGATGTTTGTAAAAATATAAATCGTAAAGAAATAGCAAAAATAAATATGTTCCAAAAACTATAAATATAATAGAAAAAAGCTTTAAAAAAATACTATTTTTCATTTGCTACTAAGTCCCAATAGTTGAAGAAATACAGTTAATTTATTAGAGGATAAGATGGTTTAGTCTAGTTATAATTATTCTTTAACTAGATCAACCATCTAAATGATATGCCGACTATTATTTCATTTTTCCGTTTAACTTCGTATCATGCTCATAACTATATAATTATTTTTCAAACCTAATGACCAACCGATTTCCTTATAGAATGGCTCGCCATATTTAATAGTATGCTCAATGTAAAAGTAAACCCAATCTTTCATTTGCTAATTCTCAATTTTTCAGTAAGTGTTTTAAAATTTAGGACTACCTTAACCAGCCCAACTATTCATAATATTTGCTTAAAATAGTATTGTTATGCTCAATCCATTTTTCTTGAATATTCCTTATTGATTTTTGTTCAAAGTAGATTCTGTTTTTAATTAAAGCTTTTGAAATATCAGACAACACAACGTCTTCAATCATATTCATAGCTTTCTTTAAATCTTCAAAAGAGACTTGAATATAACCGTCCGTTACATCGTTATCATCATCGTCAGTAGTATGGTTAATTAGTCTTTTAATCGTATAGCTACCAATGGCCAAGCTGTTCGCAATAGTGCCAAAGGTTCGGCGTAAATCATGAAACGTAAATTCGATACCAGAATTCTCGGTTACTTTTTCTCGTGCTGCTCGACGGTCAGAGATATGGGAAACTCCATTTCTATCGGTAAAGACATATTTATTATTGCCGGCACGTTTTTTTCGTTCACGCATAATGTGCCAAAGGGTATCCCCCATAGGTAATAATAAATCTTCATGGTTTTTAGTATTAACGATCTTGATGGTACCGAACTGAAGATCCACGTTTTTCCATTCGACAGATTCAGCTTCACTGCGTCTAAAACCAGTTAAAGCAAGTAAAAATAAAAAGTCTTGGTTTGTGTACGCTCTAAAATCGTTATTTTGTTCACCCAGCCAGTAAGTTGTGGCAACGGCTAGTGCCCATGCTTCGCGCTGATCTGCACGAACATGGCCTTTTCTACGTTTAATTTTATTGAAAGCTTTTTCTTCTTTAACGATAACAACCGGGTTTTTTATATTTAGAATTTTATTCCCAGATTCATCCTTATACCTGCTAATCGTATGGTTAAAGAGAGCATGTAAAAATTTTGATGCAAGATTAGCGCGGGAAGGGCTTGTTTCTGAAAGCTTCAGATGACGATCAATAACCATTGCACTGGTAATTTGATCAAGTTTTACATCTTTCCAATCGTTGAAGTAGTTCTCTATGCATCCGTCATAAGCAATTAAAGAAGTTTCAGCCAACTTTTTACGTAATTTATAATATTGGTAAGCTTCAGAAAGGGTAGGCACTAGCTTTTGTAAGGCATCATTTTGAATTGCTGAGGCTCGTATTTCACGCTTTTGCTTAACTGGATCTACACCTTCATCCATCAAGATAAGAAGCCGTTTAGCTTCAGTTCTGGCTTGTTCTAATGTATAGACGCCATGTTTTCCAATAACTTTACGTTTAGACTTGCCATTAGGCATTTTCTTTTCAGCAAAATAACTTTTAGTTTTGCCCACACATAAGCCAAATCCTATAGTTACTGTATCTCTGTAAAAGATTTGTTTCTCTTCAGACAAAGGAATAGAGTCTATTACCGATTTAGTAAATTTAATGTGTTGAGCCATCT